TAATTTGTCGCGTTCGGTCACGCTCTGCGCTTTGGTCTGCACGTTGGCGATGTAGGCTTTCAGGTCCGCGTTGAGTTGCGCGATTTGCCCTTCGACCGAAAGCCGCATCTGCTCGACGTGGGTTTTGTATTCGTTCTCGATCACCTTGCCCGCGCGTTCCAGTTTCAGTTTTTGGAGTTCAGCCTGCATCTCTTGTGCTGCCTGCTGTGCCGCGGCAATCTGCTGCTGGGCTTGCTGGAGCTGCTGCCCGGTGTTGTCTTTCGGATCGAGGACGTCGGCGATTTCGTCGCCGATGGACCCGATGTTCTTCATCCGCACAGCCAGCGCCAACAACTTTGCGACGCTACCTGGCGGCAACACTTGGGCGAGGTTGGTGACCGTCTGGAAAATCGTGTCGGCAAACTCGTCGGCGTCCTCGCGTTCGGATTCTTTGTTGGGACCGTCTGAGATGGTTACCTCGAACTGTCCGCGATGGGCGAAGAAGTAGTCCGCTTCATTAAGATGTTCGGACGCCGGATTCGCAGCTTGGGCCGCTTTCCGCTCTTCGATCTTCTGCATGAATTCGGCCTCTTTGGCGCGAGGCACGACATTAAGAGTGAGGTCTTCGTCCTTCTGATCTTTTCCGAGCAACTGTTTCGGCAGCGAGTCCAATTCCGCGAGCTTGGTGATGAGTTCGTTCACCTGCCGCGTCGAATTACAGAGTGCGCCAACGAAGTTGTCGACGAAGTGAAAGCTGCCGATGGCTTCCTGATCCTGAATCTTTTCGAGAGCGATCCCGGATTTTTCATTCTGGCGCTGGGCGGAAGTCGGCAAAGGCGTAAGGCCCAACGACGCTTGAATTGCGCGCCGCCAGGACTCACGCGAAACCTGGTACGCCTGCGCATTGGGCATGAACTGCGGGCGCGACGGCGGAGGCACCGGACCCATCTGCTGCGCGTTCCAATCCAGCGGCGCAGTGTATTCGAGGTAAGCCTTCGGAACGCGGTGCGCATCCTTCCACTCCGTAGGGTCGACCGAACCCTTGATGACCATGAACGGCGCTTGTGGAGCCATTCCGAACTCCATCGCTTCCTGAGAGGCGATATAAGCGAGCATGGTCTGGGGCGCGTGGGCGCGACGGATCAGGGAAAGAAACATGCGCTTCGACTGCCCGCCAGTGCGAACATACTTCTCTTCGCCGAAGACGCCGATGACCGGAATCCATGAGCCGATCCACTGATTGGTTTCCAGAATCTCGACGCCGTTGGTGATGTACTGGGTCACCTTGTAAGACTTTTCGCCGTCCGCCGCTTTGATCTCTTCGCGAGTCCAATATTCCGCGACAACGATGTCGCCACCACTAAACCAGTCCGGGGCGCGCTCCACGTCAGCGCCAGTAAAACTTCGCCTCTTCGCGTCCTTGTACTTGCGCGCGAACACGCTCTTGCGCATCTTGTCGAGCACAAAGGCGACGTTGCCATCGGAAAAATCCCGCTCCTTTGCGTCGGGATCGAGGTACACGGTGAACTGATTCGGGATGCGCACCAGGCGCGGCTCCTGCTCGCCGTTTGGTCCGGTGACGCGGCAATTGATACGCCAGAAACCGAAGGCGCACTCGGTACAAGCTTCAAAGGCAGTGGAGTAGATCGACTGGGCGCGGGAGGCGTATTCAATGCCTCGAATGTAGGCCTGACGGTGTTCGGCGTCTTCATCCTTGGCTTCATCCGAACGCGGAGAAATCTTTGCCGACCGCTTGTTCTGCCGCAGGTTGTTGTTCGATTGCTTGACATACTGCGAGATTTCATCGGGCCAAATGCAGGGGCGGCCTTTACGGTCTTCTTCGAACTCCACCGGCGGCAAACAAGCCGCCATGCGCATGTCTTTTTCGGCTTCTTCGTAGTTCTCGCGCCAGTATTCCTTGACGTAGCGGAAGTCCTCGCGAATCTGAGTGAGCAGTTTTTCTTCGGCAGGAGTGTTGACGTGCTCCCCTTCTTTCTCTGTGGACTCGTCGGCCATTTAGAAAGAGATCAGGCGTCCAACTTGCACACGCGGCGGTCGTAGATCGCCATCGTTTCTTTGTTCGAGAGCCGCACTACGGTTTCAGCGACTGCGGTCGAGCACTCCGGGCAGCATTCTTTGTTGACGCCTTTCTCGCGCGTCCAACCCGCCTTCCGAGCTTCAGTCATCGCGGCAGCAGGAGTATCAGCAAGAAAGCGGTCGGTCTTGGGGCAGCGATGGCAGCGCACGATAGCGACGGCGCCCGAGGACTGCGACTGCGGCACCACCGCAAGCCTGTGTCCGCCGATTTCGATGGCGCGCGGCCTTGCCCCTTCGACTCGCATACGGCCCTGAGAGATCAGCTCGCCGGCTTCCAACGCAATCTTCGATTCGTAGGTTTCCAGCGGCATCGGCTTGAAGCTGCGAATTCGCGGTGTCAAGGCGTGGTACATCTCGTAGCGCTGCGCCGGTTCGCATTCGTTGATGAGGCCCTGCAACATCCAATGCTTATCGCCGGGGAACTGGTCGATCATGCCGGCGAACACGTCGAGCAGTTCCGGCTCGGCAAGATTACTGAGACCGGAAACGATCAGGGCGCTTTCGAGCTGCCGTTTTTCTTTCTGGTTCATTACGCTTCGTCGTCCGCGGCAACGCCCTTGATTCCCAGATGCTCAGTGAGATGAGCCATCAACTTTTTTCCTTCGCTGGCGCCGAAGACGTGAGACTCGGCCTCGTGATAAGGGCCTTCGCTCTGATGCATGAATCGGTGCGTAACGGTGTGGCCGCCGTTCTCCGCCTTCTCGACTTCAATGGAACGGATTTCCTTGGGCGCGGATTTCTTGGGAGGCTTCGGCCGGCTGCTAAGCGCCTCCGCATAGCCGCACTGTGTTGGTCTCATGGAATCACTCTCCTAAAATTCGATTGGCCTTAGCCCTGATCTTCGCGGCCGTCGCCGAAGAGATGCGGCCGGCTTTCACAGCCTGCGTCGCGCGAGCCTTCGCGTTGGCCGCGTGGGAGGGATCCGGCATCGGGTATTTGCGTTGCTTCGGTTCGCCGAACTGACTCGACGGAATTGCGCGGCGCGCGGCTGCGGTTAGTTTTGCCATCAGCTCCACCTTCCCACGCGCGGCGGCGGTCCGCTCTCTTGTCGCTTCACAGCCGCCACCGGCATCGCAAAAGTGAGAGCAAGGGCGTCTGCATCGTCCGGCGAAGCCGAATCCACGCCCAGCTTCGACAAGCGCTTTTTCATGACTTCTTTCGATTCCAACTTCACGCGCTGCCCATCACCTACAAGCATTGGCTTTGCGAGATCCGCAGCAAGACCGGGGTCGCGATCAATGGCTCCGCTCTCACGCAGCCACGCCTTCATCTTTCCCCACATCTCGTCGCGGCGATAGCAGTAGTGAACGGAATCGATGGCATCGTGGCCGAAATTGATCTCCTGAACGTTCTGATGACCGAGCCCGCGAACCCCGGCAACAACGGCGCCGGCATTGCCTCCGACTCCCGAACCATCGACAAACATCATCGCTACCTTCTCGCCGCTGTATGTGCGATCAAGGACGTCGGCCAGCTTGCCGACCATCACCGCCGCATCGCGCGTAAATTCACCTTTGACGCGGATCGCCGGAATCGATCGCGCATCGTTACCTTTGCGGAAACGGATTACATTGTCGTCAGCTCCGCCCCACGCAAAATCGACACCGGCGACGAGCGCGTCTGTCTTGAGGGGGAGTGTTGGGCGTTTTTGCGCGAGAGAAATGGTTTCGAGGTCGATGAACTGTCCCGAGCCGCCTTTCGGAAAAAGACCGCGAGCGCGCACGCGGAAATAGTCGGCATCTTCGTCGCCGCCACACTCCCGCAGCCAGTCGGCGATCTCTTTCAGGTCGCAGCCTTCTACGGAGCGCGAGTCGATCACGCGATAAGTTCCGTCGGTGCGCAAGGTACCGAAGATGCGCTCATAGAACTCGCCGGTGTTGAGAGTAGGGTTCCCGATCGCGAAGAGAATTCGTTCGGTCAGAGCGTCAGTCAATCCGCCACGCGCCACCTTGAAGATTTCCGCTGGAATCGGGCTGGCTTCTTCAAAGCCGTACATCATGCGCCGCAACGAATTGTGTTTTCCGGCGAAGGCCTGGGAGTTTTCCATCGACCAGGGCACAAAATCTAACCGCCAGGTATTCTCGTGGCGGTCGTCATTGGCTTTGATCGAGGAAACGTTTGGCGTAAACCAGTGAGAGTTGATCGCAAGACGAAACCAGCGGGCAAATTCGGGGGAGGTGGTACCGGTGAGCTGTCGATCGGTGTTCGCGGTGATACGCGCCATCGCATCCAGGAAAGTGGACTGGTTCCACCAGGCGAGAAAAGCGAGCAGGGTTGTCTTGCCCGGCCCGTGACCGGAAGCAATCCAGCGCTGATACACCGTATAGCGCGTCTCGGGGTTTTGCAGGTGAGCGCCGAGCAACTCCAGTTCTTCACACTGCCACATGCGCGGGCCTTTGAAGGGAGCGAGTTCACCTTCACCCCAGGGAAAGCCATACATCACGGCGCCGAGCGGATCCCAGCGGAATTCCGCAAGACGATCGCGCAACTCCTGCTCCGCTTCCGCGCAGAGCGAACTACTTGCGACTGCGGACACGTTCCTCGGCTTTCTGCATAGCGAGTCTCATGCCTTCCCCTAAAGAGAG